CCTCAGTAGAGATAAGGGCAAACATAAAATCAGCAGTGGCAGGAAGACCAAAAGACTCAGAAGTATCGGTAAGATCTGGATCGCTATTGCCAAAACCACTACGAGTGGTCTGAGTAGCACTAATAATAGGGACGTTACATTCCACAGCAAGACCCCGAAGCTCCTCAGCAATCGCCTTAACATAGGTATACGAGTTAACAACGGCACCTTTGTACCTCACACTTGCACATATATTTAAGTAATCAATGAATATAAGATCTGGTTTAAAATCTTTTTTTAATCTAAGATCGCTTAGGAGTGCCTTAAAATGTCCTGCATGTGCAGATGCTGTTGGATACTCCTTGATGATAAGTTTACCCTGAGTTTTCCTAGCGATCTCATTTACTTTACTGGTAAAAAGAACCTCAGGTAATTCTGTAATATCTTTTACAGCAACGTTTAAAAGGTTTGCATCAATTCGCTCAGCAATCTTTTCCTCTGCCATCTCACATGTAATGTAGAGAACGTTGTACCCCTGTGACAATGCGGAACCAGCGCAGTGGCACATGAATAGAGACTTCCCGACACCCGTACCAGCAAGAGCGACGTTGAGAGTCTTATTAGAGAGACCACCTTTGGTAATGAAGTTAAACTTCTCAAGATCAAAGGGGATCTTTTCTTCTTTCCGATGGTAGAATTCATACCTGTCTGTAGCTTGTTCTATGTAATCGTGTCCGATGTGTTCATCGAACGAAACCGCCAAGGCTTCTTGGAGAATGGAGGGTATCGCATCTCTCGAAATTTTCTTATCGCCTCCGTCTGCAATCTTGATCGACTGCATAAGGGCGAGATAGATTGCTCTGTCTTTACACCACTTTTCTGTGGCGTCGAGCAACCACTCGTAGTCAACCCACTCGTCGGATAAGTTGGATACTGTCTGTACCGAATTTTGAAACGATTCATCAGTAAGGTCGTTACGATTTTGTAAATTAATTGTAAGGACTTCTTTAGTAGGAATCTTGTCGTACTTAGCAGCGAAGTCAGCAATCTCCTCGTAGATGATCTTCTCATGATAGTTCTCATAATATTCTGCTTTTAAAAATGGAACTACTTTTCGATAATACTCCTCGTTATGTAGGAGATTTCTCAGGATAGTTTCTTCAATTCGTTCAATCATTAAAATTTAACCTAGCGAAGGATTTATCACTTAACCTCTTCTGAATTAGTTTACCATATTCTTCATGAAGTTCGCAACCAATGTAATGTCTTTGTAAGGATTTAGCTACCAGAGCAGTTGTACCAGATCCCATAAAAGGATCTAATACAATATCACCTTCTTCACTACCTGCCTTAATACATGGTTCAATTAGATCAGGTGGATACACAGCAAAGTGTGCTCCTTTGTATGGTTTGTTTGTTACACTCCAAACAGATCTTTTGTTTTTTGTTGCGTAGCTTTTACTCAACCCTGTATGAGGGGATAGACCGCTGCCAGCATTATGATACTTACCTTTACTACGGTCGCGAGTACCCCAGTCCCTAGCAGGTTCTTTGATTGCTTCATTGTCATAGTAATATTTTTTATTTTTACTAAATAGGAATATATACTCATGTGACTTGGTACATCTATCTCTGACACTCTCAGGCATAGGGTTAGGTTTGTGCCAAATAATATCCTGTCTCAAATACCACCCATCAGAACGCAATGCAAAAGCCAACATCCAAGGAATCCCAATCAAATCTTTTTCCTTTAGTCCTTCTAACTTTCTTCCCCGCTTGTTGCATTGTTGCGGCAAATCCTGGTTGGTTTTACTCACCGATTGCTTAGGATAGGACTGACCTTTACCAGGTCTATAGTTGTAATAGCTATCTCCTATGTTTACCCATAGTGTACCATCATCAGTTAACACATCACGAACTGATCTGAATACTTCTACTAAAGTTTCAATGTATTCTTCTGGTGTTTGTTCCTGTCCTATCTGTTCGTCCTCACCACCATAGTCACGTAGACCATAATAAGGTGGTGAGGTAACACACATTCTAGCTTTGCCATCAAACTCTTTAAGAGTCTGACGACAATCACCAAACAAAATAGTATCAGTTACCATAAGAAAATTCCTGACGTGCCGCCTCTTCAAGTTGTGCCATCACTTCTTCAGTGAAATACTTCTCAGGATTAGCGAGAATAGATTTAGGATAAACAGAAGATTCACCAACTTTAATACGATTCCCAACCCGTTGGAAGACCCCGTATTGTTCACCCAACTCCAATAACCCGTAATACTTGTCCAGTCCACGGTCGTCAAAAAATAGACGAGTCTCAACTTTACTTCCCTCCTTTGTTAGTCGTGATTTCTTTGCTTCACATTTGATGATGTTACCAACAAGCTCAGTACCATCTTTCTCTTTCTTCTTTCCAAGATAGATGATAGTGGATGCAGCATACTTAAGACCTGTACCGCCTCCCATCTCCTTTGCAGGAACATAGGAACCAATTACATCATATGTATGGTTAGTCACGATCATAGGAACACCCGCTTGTCCTAGTTTCAATGTCAACACACGGAATGCACCCTTGATCAATTGTGATTTGGTCATGTCTCTGACCTGTTTGTCATTAGCAATGTCTTCCATCTCTTTAGATGTAGAAAGCATTCCTAGACTATCAAGGACAAACATCATAGGTACACGTTTGTCCTTAGGTTCTTTCATGTACTTATCCAGAATCCTACATGCCTGTGTCCTGAACTCTTCAATAGTAGCTACGGGAAACAGCACCATACGTGAACTGTCAATACCACGCGACTCAATCATGTCACGGGAAATGGCGGATTCAGTTTCAAAATAAATGACGCCACCTTCAGGATTAGCATCAAGGAAATTACGAACGACACTAAGAGCAAAAAAAGTTTTTCCAGTGCTGCTCTCTCCTGCAAGAGCGGTGACTTTGTTTGAAGGCAGACCTCCAAAAAGCGAACCACTAACCAAGGCGTTAAAGATATAACTGCCAGTATCGACGTAATTAGTAATGTCACCTGCAGCGACTCCTTCGCTGACCAGACCAGCAAATTCATTTCCACTGTCTTTAATTACTGTATCTAAGAATCCCATTTTGTTGCTTCATCCTCGTAAAAGTTTACATAAGTATAGTTCTTACTCATGAGTTTAGCAAACCCAAGAGCAGTGTCATAGTCCTCAAAGCATTTTACATCTTCAGAACCTATTTGTCCAACCACATGATTAGTCCATGTGACTACAAAGATTTTCTTATTCATTCAAAGAAACTCCCAATGGTGATGGTTTTCTCATGCTTCCATCCAATACATTGTAGCACGTTCTTCAAAGGTTCCAAGAAACTCTTTTCAAATTGTGTTTGATAATCCACATACTTTTCGATACCAAACTCTTTGGGTAACTCACCGAAGAAGCTAATAGCATTCTCATGCAGTGGGTTTGGTGTCTTCAAATATACGAATTTAATTTTCTCGCCTTCTTGTATCAAGGCATGTTTATTTTCTACCTTATGTTTTTTCACATAATGATTATAAAGTAGAGCACCCCTCACGGCAATGGGGGTTCCTTTTGAATAGATTGTCGTTGGGTGACGGTACTTGGCAAGGTTGTTAACTCCTCTGGGAAAGGAGACTTCCTCGTAAGGTCGCTGTCGTGTTTCATTGCGGACTTCATTGATGAAATTGATAAGTTCATCATTTGTTTTGCCGATAATAATCTTAAACGCTGCATACAACTTGTCTCTAAAATATGCTGGTGTTGATGACCTAGCTGTTTCAAGACCCATGATCTTCATCTTGGGTTCTCTGTATCTAACTCCCTCACTATCCCAAACGTTGAGAATGTAACGCTTCTTCGCAGTCCAAATACCACGGTCAGCAATATTCTCACGTTTCATACTCATCTTTTGATCATACGCTGAAACATACGACGCAAGTTCTTGGTATGAACGTTCAATAAAAGGTTCCAGTTTTTCTTGACAGATCTTGTCAAGTAACGAAACAACTGCTGCTTTATCGTCAGATTTATTACTAAAAAATTTAGCAACAAGAGGTCCGAGATTAAGATAGATTGAGTCAGTGTCGGATGCAATGACATAATCCTCCTTGTCGGTAGAGAGCAGTTTATTTAGGTATCCGTTCATACGGTTCTCAATCCAACGAATTGATACCTGACCAGATAGAGTGATAGCTTCGGCATTTGCTAGACGATAATATCGGAAGTGTTCATTACCGATAGCACCATAAGCAGAGTTGAGAGAGATCTTCTTTGCCATCTGAATATTATTACAGCGAGCAATCTCTTTCATGAGTTCGACAGTAGGAGTTTTTTCATACTCCTGCTTTGCTTTGATCATCTTCTTTTTGAAGATAACACGACTGTCGTACATCTTCTGCATCATCTGTGGTAAAAACCCATGCTTATCTTTACGATACTGGGCACCATTTGCACACACAGCAAACTCACCATCGATGTCTATCTCCTGTTTAAGGATTCGATCAACCGTAGCCTGTGGATGTCTAACGTCCTGAAGGGTTTCTGGCGAGATGTTGTATTGCATAATAAGATGAGGGTAGAGAGAATTAAGATCGAAAGACACCACCCAATCATAGAATCCAGGTTTCGGTTCCTTAACATATGCCCCCGCATATTTCTCGGACTTATCGTTTTGCTTCTTAGGCGGGATAGCAATATTACGCTTCAGAAGTTCCACGTAAATATAGTTATCCCACATACGAACCTGACTAAACACATCTTCATAATTCACCTTGGCATCATATGCCATAGTGTATGCAAGTTCAATTAGTTTCATCTTGTCATCTAGTTTATCAACTAGACGAACGTCATGGATGTTGTAATCGATAAATTTCTGCCAATCATTTTCATAGAACTCCTTGAAGGTATCATACTCAGAGTGATCAAGTTTCTTTTCACCAAGTTCAACATTACAAATGTGATCGAGACGATAAGATTCTTGATTGGTATAAGTAAACTTCTTATACAACTCAAGATAATCAAGAGTAGATATACCAAGGGTGTCAACAGCAAACTGTTTACGACCTTTGATAAAAATTTCACGAGTAGATACAAGTCTCCATGGTGATAAAAGTTTTACAAATTTCTCACCAAGAATACGATCAATACGATTGCGAATGTAAGGCATATCAAATAGCTGTACATTCCAACCAGTAATTACGTCAGGATAATTTTCCTGCCAGTATTCAAGGAACGCTCCCAACATGCCTTCTTCTGTTCGGAAATGCATGTAGTCCACCATGGGGTCTTTGTTATTGTATGGTCTTGCCCCGAACACAATAATCCTACCAGAGAAACTATCTTTGATTGAGATGGCAAGGATTTCCTGATCGGCAGACTCGATATCTGGAAAACCGTTTTCTGCTGCGGTCTCAATGTCAATGTTGAAAACACGGATCTTACTGGAATCAAATTTAAGTTCATTTTCTGGGTGTTGTTCAGCAATATACTGATACAAGAATCTAGAGTTACCATAGATTTCAAAATTCTCCACCTCCTTATATTGTTTTATGAAGTCACGAGCTTCTTGAATAGAACCAAACTTATGTGGTTCTACACAATCTCCTTCTAGTGTTCGCCATTCTGAATAATTCTTTGTAGGCAAGTACAACGTAGGGTTGAAAGGAACCCTAACGTTGAAACGATTGCCATTCTCATAACCACGCACAAGCAGACGGTTGCCTGCTTGCTCTACACTAGTGTAAAACTTCATTCAAGACATTCAATATAGCGAGCAAGAATTACCTTGCTTGGATTAGTAACAATAGTAACATCAGAAGACCGAACATTAAACTCGGTCTCTGATGAGTGTGTTGCCCACGGAGTAAGTTGACCTTCACAGTCTACCACATATGGTTGAACTAACCATATGTCAGGGTCACCTGGTAAAGTGTCACCTTCTACTGATTCTACCTGAGTGACGATCCACTCATTCTGTAGCTTGATCAGGTTCGCCTTCAGTTCCATTTGGTTTCTCAGGATAGAAAATTTGTTCGTCTTTTAGTCCAATTTCACGGAGTCTACCCGCATAGTTGTCAACAATATTATTGTCAGGGAAAACAACACTAATAATATGTTCTCCACCAAGACGATGTTCTTCTACTGGAGAGAAAGGACACCAACGAGTGTAAGCGATAGGAATAGTACCATCCTCGTTTTCAGTTCCAAGTTCTAACTTGTATGGATAAAGCATACGATATCCTACAACTTTATTGTCTTCTTCTTCATTGCGAACTTCACCGAAGATACAAAGAATATGATCTCCGTTTGCTAAAGTAACAACACGAATATTATGATTCGTTTTTAGTGGAGGAAGTGGTTGTTCAGTCATAATACCTCTGGGTTAACAGTTTTAGTTTCAACTTCTTTTCTCTCTTTAATTTTATTTTCATACGCATTTTGCAATCCTGGTTCAGGACTGCTGATAGTCATTACACTATCATAAGGGATCTTATACTGCCAATCGACAGAATAAGGATTCCACTTACTAAACTTAACTTGGTATTCCATGTTATATTGTTCAGTAAGATATTGAGGGTTCTCACCTGCGAGGTTGAGAATGTAAGGATCTTCCATCAAGAGGCAAACACCTTTACGGTTTTCACCTTCTTCATCAAAAATCTCTTTCAACTCAGTAATGATTCGATCACCCGTTTTCAATGTAAGGATAGATACTGCCATAGCTATAAGAGTTTGATTTTATTGTAACACGAAAAAAGAGGGGTGTCAACTGGATTTTGCCAGTTACCCCTCTGCGACGACGATATTTAAAAGGTAGCCGCAATTATTTAGAAGTGTTTTTTACGTTGTTGTTTTTCTGGTAATTCTTTCTTTAATGTAATTACTAGTAGACCATCTTTAAATTCTACTGTCTCTACTTCTACGTCATCTGCCATCTGCCAGTTGCGTGAGAATGTTCTATATGAAATTCCTTTGTGTGCGTAATTTCTTTCTTTATCTGCTGGTGCTTTTCTAGCAGATACTGTTAAGACATTTCGTTCGGTTTCGACTTCCAGATCTCGTTCTGAAAATCCTGCAAGAGCGACCTCCAATATTGTTCGACCACTAGGTCCATTAACGACATTGTAAGGAGGGTAGTTTGTTCCTGCTCCTGCAAGAGCTTCAAGTCTACTGAATGTTTCATCGAACCCAAGTGAAAATGGGGAAAGTTGTTGCCATGCATAATTGTTTACCATTGTCCTTTAATAAGCGACTGTTTACTGTGACCCCGAAGGCATCACATTAATAGTTATAAAGGAAACATAATTGTGATTGGTGTAGAGAACCCTCTCTATGACTACGGTTTACTCTACTTCTTGTTTTTTACGACCAATATTATATTTGCTCTCAAGCGTCCACTCACCTTTTTCTTTAAAAGATAATACTTTAATCTGATTGAGAGGAGCTAAGTCAGAAATTTTTTCCTGACTCTCTGCAGAGATATTAACTAGTCCCCAATCAACTAGAAGTTGTACAATACGATTACGACGTTGTACATCATTCAATGAAAGATTTGTATTCTTCCCATCAAGGGCAAACAATTCTTTGAAGTGTACAATAAAATATCTTCCTTGCTTATGCAAGATATGACAAGACTGATAGATCTTTCTTTCTTTGCGAGATGCTACACCAATCCTTGTTAATGTTTCTCTCACCTTGAGGAAATCATCAGGTTCGTTCAGGACAACTTCAACCATGTCAGTTTGTCGCCACTGGATCTCAATTTCACCGCTCATTTTTACCACCTTTGCTCAATGCTTTTGTAATGTGATCGAGTTGATCCTTGGTGAGAATTCTAAGAGCTTGTAAAGCTTTATCGTCATTATAACCATAATACTCTTTTACTAGCTCAAGATAATCAATAGAATCTTTTCGCGTCCAAGGAGAGAAACGCTTCCTTGGTTTCACACTATTTAGCAAAAAGTCGTATTGTAACTTCTTTGGCAGGTGTGGATTTTTGTTTAATTCGTTTACATAAAGGATGGTGTCAGTGAAAGACGACAAGCATCTATTAATAATATAAGGAGGATACTTTCTCTCAGCATCAATGTCATCATCAAGAATGTTTTTCTTGGATTGATTGATGCTGTATAGGTAGTCTTTCAGTTGGTACATTGTCGTTCCAGTGTCTTATGTTTCCAGCGATAATAAAACAGTTGGTAATTACCAACTGTATAAAAATAAAAGTTCTGATGACGCATATAACATCATCATATTGTTTTGTTGTTCTGTCATTAAAAGATCCGAGAGCATACTTCCAGATCTTCCAAAATTGTTTCATAGATCATTTAAATGTTGCAGTGACACCCACTACAGTACAACCAGGATTGCGAGCAAGAGCGACCTTACGTGCATCTTGGTAGTCACGGGCAATGACTTCTTCAACGAAGACTGTTCCCGCTTTAAATAGTTTGACTTCACATTTCATAGTTAGCTAATACAAGTTCTTTACGAGAGGCTTGATCTGTATTATAACTCCCCACGCTCCTCATGGTGTAAGTATGTGCAAATTCTGCAGCTGTCCACCCATCAAAACGGTCTCTAATTAATTGCGACGAATTGTAACTAACAAGTTGACGAGCGACATAACGGTCACAATCAGAAGCAAACTTGTCGTGATCAAATCCCTTGTGCATACTTCCACGTTTACCATATAGATTGGATCCGATTTCGTATGGGGGATCGAGATATATGAATGTTTGCTTGCTGTCGCCAAAGAGTTCTTCATATGATTTGTTAGTGATTTTCCAATGAGCAATCAACTCTTGATAACCAGTTAGTTTCTCAATCCCGTTGAACGAAAAGTTGGATTCACTTGCTTGTTTTGAAAAGGAACTTGATTCTGTAAGACCTGAGAAACTACACTTATTAACGACATAAAAAGAAACAGCACGGTGAACTGCCGCAGTCTCAGTGGCATCTTTCTCAAGATAAGCTTTAGCTTCCAGAAAAAGTTGTTTAGCGGAAGAGGGGTCAGGGTGCCTCTGTTTAAGTTGGAGGAGTTGGTTCTTAATTTCATTACCGTTGTCTCTCAGTTCACACCAAAAATTATAAAGTGGTTCATAAAGATCATTCACCCAAATGTCTAGGTGAGGATATCGCTTACCGATTTCCAAAGCTACACTACCACCACCAAGAAAAGGTTCTCTGTATTCTGTATAACCTTTTAGGTCAGGGATATATTGAAAGAGTTTACTGAGTGCTCTACTCTTCCCGCCTGGATACCTCAATGGTGTTTTTAGGGACTTCAAAGTTTGGGGCATGATATTTAAGGTATTCGTGAAAGGTTAGTTTCAATTGTTTCTGCGTCATACCACAATGGGCAGCAGCAGTAGGTAGATTCATTGTAGCATGGAAGAGACCTTCATGTGCTTCCTTTACATTCTGTGGCGTTGTTTTGGTTTTCAAAATACGCCCACTGTCTATCAGGTTCTGTTTCAAGTCTTTCAAGCATCTCCTCCATCATAATTTGTTTAGGATCTTTTTCAATGAAATTTAATAAAGTCATTGTTCGATCAGTATAACTTTGTCTACTTTGTTTTCTAAGAAATCAGTTACCTTCATTATACCATATGCAGTAAACACCTGCGGGACAATGAACGCAACCATAGCTACGATCCAGAAAATGTAGTAGTAGTTTTCTTTGTTTTGTGTTCTTTTTTTAGTCATCGTGATCATCAAATGGGTCTTCAAGTCCTTCGTTTGCAAAGAACCCTTTATAGATCCCGTAAAAAATAAACATCACAACGATAACTGCAATAGAAATCGGAAATGTAATATCGGGATCGAAATTATAATGTGAGATCATCATTTGAATTCACAACTCATCATGATCTCTGTTAGACATGCTAACAAATTGATCTCTTGATCAGGAACAATAGGAATACTATTCATATATTTGGCAATAATTAGAACTGCTTCAGGAATAGAAGCAGGTTTCAATACACCATAGAGACTATCATACACTTTACGCATCACCATTGTAGGATCATTGTCCATATTCTGAACGACCCAATTTTTTACATTGGTAAATTCTTTCTTCTTCAAAGAAGAGAGAAGCGTATCAAGATTAACGTCAGCAACGTCAACAAGAATAGCAGAGTCAATTTTTCCTGTGGCAGCATAACGCTGACACTCGTTAATAAGACGACGCCAGTCAGGGTAATAACGTTTGACAAGTTTAGCAATTACCTTGTCTTCATACTCAACGTTTTCTTTAGTGAGAATAGTTTTGAGGCGATTAAAAAACTCACCCTGTAGCTTCACTGCTTGATCTGGTTTGATTCTAAAATCAACCACTGTACATCTTGAGTGCAGTGGTTCAAT